ATTTTAATTATTTTATAATTATTATTATTATCAGTAAATATAAATTTCATATTCATTTTTTTATTTTTGATATTAATAATAATCATATTATCAATAATATAAAAATTAATAACATCTTTAACCTTTTTAAAAATATTCATTAGTATAATGTATGTGGATATATTTATAATGGATTAAGAATTATAAAGAATATTTTAAAGAAAAATTATTAATTTTAACATCTTTAATTAAATATGAATCAAAATACAATCCCTATATTTATTAGCATGTTCAAATAATAAAGCAGAACATTTACGCATTATTTTATTAGTTAAAATTATATGTTTTGAATCATTATATGTTAAATTTGTTTGTCTTATTTTATTAAATGATTTTTCGAATATCTTTGTGAAATGATAATAATAACCTATATAACGATACCTATCATGATCTTTCGTATTATCAAGTAATTCAAACATTAATTTATTAACTTTGGATGCTTTATGATTAAAATAGTCAATTAATTTTTGATGAGGTTCAATAAAAAATAAGAAATAATGATTTGCTAATAATAGTTCATCATCATTGCATAAATCATTTGGGGATGGATTAAATTTATAATCTTTCCAATTAAAATATAAAGATCTGCGAGTTCTTGGTTTAGGTCCTGTTTCAATTTCTTCTTCACTTTCTGAATCTGACATATTATATAAAACTAAATATTTTATTTTTATATAATTAACTGATATAGTGTGGTGTAAATGAATTTAAAAATATATTTTTATTGGTATAATTTATTTATCTATAAAAATTGATTTATAAAGACATTTAAATTTATTATATTAATTTATAAATATGGATATTTTAGAAAAATATAAAGTATATATTCAACATTCATATGATGATCTAATTTATTCTGGTAAAGAAATAGATAATAAAGATTTATCAAAAATTTTTGAATATTTCTCGTGTATTAAATTATCTAATAAGTATAATCAAACCTTTTATCATTATGATGATATTGATCCAAATTTTAAAGAACAAAATAAAATGACAAGAAATGATACTGGTATAGACTCTTGTAATTTAATTGATACTATTGTTCAATGTAAATTATATACATTTTCATTAACATGGGAAAAATGTTCTACATTTTTCGGTAGTCAAAATATATATGATTCTCAATTAAAAAAAACAGTTGTAAAATGGCCTAATTTAATAATTACTCGAAATAAAGAATGTAAGTTATCAAATAATTTATTAGAAAGAAAAGAATTATTTATCGATATTACTTATCCAAAAGAAGAACTTATAACTTATTGTAATAGTTTATTAGAAGATCCTCCAAAAATTAAAGAAGTAAAAGATATTAAAGTAAAATTACGTGATTATCAATTAGAAGCTATTGAAAAGATTAATAATAGTGAAAATATTGTAATATCATTACCAACTGGAACAGGAAAGAATATTATAATAATACATTCAATTAAAAAAGATAATAGATATCTGATTTTAGTACCTAGAATTATTTTAATGGAACAATTTAAAATAGAATTAATAAAACATAGACCATCATTTGAAAATCAAATTCAAACAATTGGAGATACTAATAATCAATATGATCCTAAAAAAAATATTACATTATGTGTATATAATAGTATATCATTAATAGAAAAATTTTGTAATAGTTTTGATAAAATATTTATTGATGAAGCTCATCATATTAATACACCTGAAATATATGAGATTGAAGAAGAAATAGAAATTAAAGATGATGATTCAAATGATGAATCTGAAGAATCTGAAGAATCTGAAGAATCTGAAGAAGAAGATGAAGATGAAAAAATAGAAGATGATACTGAAGATGAAATAAAGAAAACAACTGGATTTAATAAGATTATTAAAAATTTAAGTAAATATAAAAATAATGTATATTTATCAGCAACAATTGACGAGATTGAGAATTTTACATATTATAAAAAAGATATTAGAGATATGATTGAACAAAAATATTTATGTGATTATACAATTCATATACCGATATTTTCAAATGATCCATCAAATAAAAATATATGTGATCATTTGGTTAAAAATTATAGAAATATAATAATTTATTGTAATTCACGAAAAGAAGGAAAAAAAATAAATGAATTATTAAATTCAATACAAAAAGAATGTTCAGAATATATAGATTGTAATACATCAAAAAAGAAAAGAGAAAAAATAATAGATGATTATAAAGAAGGAATAATACCATTTTTAGTTAATGTAAGAATATTAGTAGAAGGATTTGATGCACCAATTACGAAAGGAGTATTTTTTGTGCATCTACCTTTTAGTAAAACAACAATAATTCAAATAATTGGAAGAGCGTTAAGATTGCATCCACTAAAAACTTATGCTAATATAATTTTACCATTTTCATATGAAGAAGATGAAAAAAATATAAATAAATTTTTAAAAATATTAGCTCAAAATGATAAGAGAATTAAAAGATCATATGAAAATAAAATAGAAGGTGGATATATTTCAATTAAAAAAATTAAAAAAGAAGGAGATAATGAAAAAATGAATGAAGAAATAGAGTTTAGATATGATATGATATTTAATTCTATGGGAATACTGCAAAATAGTGAAGCAATTTGGATTGAGAAATTAGAATTAGTTAAAAAATATATTGACGATAATAAAAAGAGACCATCGAAACATGATAAAAAAATAGAAATAAAAAAATATGGTCATTGGATAAGTGATCAAATAAAAAGAATAAAAAATAATAATAATAATAATAAGTTTAGAATATTATGGGAAGAATTTATAAATTCTATAAAATACAAAATATATTTTTTATCAAATGAAGATCAATGGAAAAAAACATTAATTGATGTTAAAAAATATATTGACGATAATAAAAAGAGGCCATCTAAACATGATAAAAATAGAGAAATACAATTTTATGGATCATGGATAAGTACTCAACTAGTTAATTATAAAAAGAATAACCCAATAATGAGAAATAATAATATTAAAATATTATGGGAAGAATTTATAAATTCTAATAAATATAAAATATATTTTTTATCGAATGAAGATGAATGGAAAAAAATATTAATTAATGTTAAAAAATATATTGACGAAAATAAAAAAAGACCATCGACTTTAGATAAAAATATAGAAATTAAATTTTATGGTAACTGGATATATGATCAAACAAAAAATTATAAAAGGAATCAAAAAATAATCAATAATGATAATATTAGAATATTATGGGAAGAATTTATAAATTCTACTAAATACAAAATATATTTTATTTCAAATGAAGATGATTGGAAAAAAAAATTAATTGATGTTAAAAAATATATTGACGAAAATAAAAAAATACCATCGAAATTAGATAAAAATATAGAAATTAAATTTTATGGTAACTGGATATATGATCAAATAAGAAATTATAAAAGGAATAAATATATAATGAAAAATGATAATATTCGAATATTATGGGAAGAATTCATAACCGAATACCAACAATATTTTCCAGAAAATGAAGCAATAAAAAAACCAGTAATAAAATCAACAACAGTAAATTAAAATTATTTAATAAAGATAATATTTTTTTAGAAAATCGAACTCTCTAGCCAAAACTGAAAGTTGAATTTCCCCCAACTTTTTTTCTGATTTTTCTTCTATCTCTCTACTCTTAGCAATTTTAAAATTGCTAAGATACCTTTTATTTTATTTTATATATAACTATTCTTATTTTATATCTTAATTTAATCTAAATAAAAAATAATAATAAAGTATATAAAAAATACACTAATACATCTTATAAAAATAAGAATACTAAATAAGAATAACAATATAAGATGTTATAATAAATTTAGCAATTTTGTAGCAATTTTGTAGTAATTTTAAAATTGCTACAAAATTGCTAAAAAATATATAGTTAATATATATAATGAATAAATATATTTGTAATGATTGTGAAGAAATATTTAATAGTAAACAAACACTCGAAAGACATAAAAATAGAAAAAATAAATGTAATGAAAAGAAAGAATTTAATTGTACTGGTTGTAATAAATATTTTAAATCTGGATACTACCTTAAACAACATCAAGAAAAATGTATTGAATTTAGTACCAATGATATAGAAATTAATAATGATGTTATTGAATTAAAAAATGCAATCTCATTTATAATTAATTCAAGTGAAACTAATGAAAATAAAATAATATTATTAAATAAATACAAAACTAATATGACTAATGATGAGATTAATATATTGTTAAAATCAACAGGAATACCAAATGAAGGAAAAATTAGTATATTTTATTCAACAATAAATAAAAATATTGATAATGTTGAAAATAGTGAAAACCATATAAATTCTCATAATACAACAAATACTGTAAATAATATTCAAATAAATCAATTTGGAAAAGAAAAGATCGATTATTTAGATAATGATTATTTTAAATTATTATTACAAAAAAAGAATATTGAAAATGCATATATTGATTTAACAAAAGATATTCATTTAAGACTTGATCATCCAGAAAATAGAAATATTAAAGTAACAAATATAAATAGTAGAAATGCACATATATTTGAAAACGGTAAATGGAGAGGTATCACAAAAAAGGAATTAAAAGAAAAATTACACATTAAGAATTCAAAATTAATAAAAGTACATTGTGAATCATTAAAAGATATTTTAAATGAAGAAAATAAGAAAAATGTAAAAATATTTTTAGGAAGAGATATGTATGAAGATCCAGTTATGAAAGATATTAATGATAAAATGATCTTATTGTTTTATGCAAAAGATACAATTTAAAAATAAAGATTGTTGTTCGGCTTCGCCTCTCAACTAAAGGGCGAATTTTAATTTATGACATTTTAATATGATATTTAGATATAATATTAAAAATTGATTTATATAATATTTATTCTTATTATAATTTATAATATATAAAATGAAAGATTCCTATTTAAGTGCTTATGCAAAAATAAGAGTGGCAAAAGCAAGGGAATTACAAAAAGATGCTGAAACTAATATTTACATATTAAAATTAAAAGATAATAAATATTATATTGGTAAAACAGATAATTTAGAGAAACGAAAAGAAGCTCATATGAATGGTACTGCATCTTCATGGACTAAAAAATATAAACCAGTATCAGTTGAAAAGATAATTCCAAATGCAAGTAAATATGATGAAGATCGATATGTTAAAGAGTATATGTATAAATATGGAATAGATAATGTTCGAGGTGGGACATATGTTACAGAAGAACTGGATGAAGTGGCAAGATATTCGTTGCAGAAAGAATTATGGGGAGCAAATGATTGTTGTACTCAATGTGGTAGAAAGGGGCATTTTGTAAAAGATTGTAAATATAAGAAAGATGTTAATGGAGAAGATATATATGAGGAGGAAGAAGAAGAGGTTTATAAAAATGTATATAAAAAGAATAGTTGTTATAGATGTGGTCGTACAAGTCATTTTTTAAATGATTGTTATGCAAGGACTGACGTAGATGGTAATGATATTGATGAAACTGATGAGGAATCTGATTAATTTATAAAAAATTTATTTATTATTACAATGATGTATAATTATATCATTGTAATATATATTATATTAAAGATTTATATGATAAAATTAAATTACTGAGATAATACTAAGGAAAATAAAATAATATTTCATATTATTTTATGTTGTTGTTATATATAGTAAATTTTCAAGAATATTTATATAATCATAATAATTCAGTATGTTAAATATTTATATTTTAGTAGTAGTGAATGTTAAAAACCTACATATGTTTTAACATCTTCAATAGTTGTAAACATATGTCTAAATCTAGATATATCAAATACATACGGTTTTTCTAATATAG